TAAAACCAAAAGATTTTAGAGCTAAATTAAATGAGTGGCGTAGAGGTGGACAAAAAATTACACCACCTAAAGGAACTCAAGTAGAAGATAGACTAGAAGAAGAGCTATATCAGTACTGTGTTAATGGACCACAGGCACAAGAGAGAAGACAGATACACAATGGTTCTTGCTTTACGGAAGAAGGGTATCATTACTTTAGATTTAATTCTTTTATCGAGCATCTAGGAACTGGGTGGAAAATTCCAGAAGAAAAAATTGCACAGAAATTAAAAGACAAATGTAATGTAGAGTTTGATCATTCTTTAAATGTAGATGGTAAAACTTTAAAGGTTTGTAAACTTCCTCAATTATTTACACCTCAAATAGAACATAAACCAATTGAGAGAAAAGGAAGTAATTACTAATGAGGTATAAAGTAGTAGGACCACCAGGAACAGGAAAGACTAGAAGACTTTTAAATGAAGTACACAAGTATATAGAAAAAGGTACACCTCACGATAAAATTGGATACTTTGCCTTTACTCGTAAAGCTGCAGGAGAAGCGAGAGATAGATTTCTAGCTAAGAATCAAGACCTTACTAAAAAAGATGTTAAGTATTTTCAAACACTACACTCTTTAGCTTTTAATAATCTAGGACTTAAAGAAGAAAACGTTATGCAAGAAGGAAACTATCAAGCAATTGGAGAAACTTGTGGTATTCAAATTAAATATGCATCCTATGAAACAAATAATTTTAATGGAATCTTTTCTTCAAGTAGTGAGTATTTAAGTCTTATTAACCTAGCTAGAGTTAGACAGGTTACAGCTGAACAACAATTTAATCGTAACGAACATTTAAGTTGGATTAGTAAGACTAAGCTAATTGGAATAGAGAAAGAGATTAATAATTATAAAAATGCGCATAATCTTATAGATTTTACGGACATGATTCAACAGTTTTTAGACAAAGGAGATACACCTAAATTTAAAGTTATATTTGTAGATGAAGCCCAGGATC